TTGGAAAGATTATATTGAATTAAATGAAGATTTAACTACTTTAATAACTACTGAAAAACAAGCTAAATCACATTATGAAATGCAAGGATATTTGGAAAATAGAATTTATTGTTACAAAAATATTCCTTCTGATTTTAATTGGAAAGATTATATTGAATTAAATGAAGATTTAACTACTTTAATAACTACTGAAAAACAAGCTAAATCACATTATGAAATGCAAGGATATTTGGAAAATAGAATTTATTGTTACAAAAATATTCCTTCTGATTTTAATTGGAAAGATTATATTGAATTAAATGAAGATTTAACTACTTTAATAACTACTGAAAAACAAGCTAAATCACATTATGAAATGCAAGGATATTTGGAAAATAGAATTTATTGTTACAAAAATATTCCTTCTGATTTTAATTGGAAAGATTATATTGAATTAAATAATTTAAATAAAATAACTACTGAAAAACAAGCTAAATCACATTATGAAAAGTATAATTTACAAACAAAATTATTATATAAACCAATTATTGTTTATAAAAATCAAAATAATTATATTATTGACAATTGTTTGTCAACATCATATTTACCAATTGAATTTGATTGGAATGCATATTTAACTATAAATAGTGATATTGGCAAAATTTATTCTACTGAAGAACAAGCTAAAGAGCATTACATAAAATATGGTTATTATGAAAAACGCATATATTGCTATCCAAATACAATTAATAGTTTAATATCATTATATCATAATGAAAATAGATTTAATTTAAATATTGATTTATTTTATTTGTCATCAGAACATTTAAAAATGTGTAAAGATAAAGAAAAATATATACAAACTGATTTAAAATCTTATTATGATATTAAAAATAAATTTAATTTAAATAATAATATTATAAATAATAATTATAACAGTTATGATAAAAATATTTTTATAAATGAAAATGAAATAGAACAAAACATAAATAGTATAAAAACACAAATAAATGAAATAGATTTAAATGTATATAATTCTTTTTTAGTAATATTTGATGCACCGGATGATATTTATGGAGGATGTAAAACTTTTATTAATACAATAATATATAAATATGGAAGCAAAAATAATTTTTTAATTGTTAAAAAAAATCATAAAAATAATAATGAAATTATAATAAATATTTCAAATAAATATTATATAAAAGAAAAATATAATGAATATAGTTTTTTTGATTTTTTAATTAACAATTTTAATAAAATAGAAAAAATATTTGTTAATCACTTTTTAAAATTTTCACATACATTCATTCAAAAAATATTAGCAATTAATAAAGAAAAAACATTAATAACCCACGATCAATTTCTATTTAATAATTTACAAAGTCCACATGATTTAATTGATATTTATTTAAATAATAATAATAAATCTAACTATATAAATTATTTTGATAATATAATTACTCAAAATGAACAAAATGTATATTTATTTAATAATTATTTAAATTTAAAAAATATAATAATATCTCCTTTGCCTGATTATATGAATTCTGATCAAATTATACATACGAATAATTCAAATACAGTAATATTAGTTATTGGTAATATTTCAGATGTTAAAGGTTCAGAGTTATTAAAATTAATAGTACATTATTATAGAAATCATAACATAAAGTTTATAGTATTAGGTGATGTGTATAATAAAGATAATAAATATAACATAGAAATATGTAAATATAAAAATATTTTAGAATTTAATGATTTACTTATTAAGTATAAACCTAATTTAATTTTAGAAACTTCTTTATGGCCTGAAACATGGTCATATACATTAACAATAAGTATGTTAACAAAATTACCCATTATTAGTTTAAAAAAACATTTTCCAGGTGTTATAGAAAATAGATTACAAAATTATTCTAATAGTTTTTATTTTAAAAATGTCAATGAATTAGCAAATAAGATTAAAAACTTAAAACAAAATTTTTTCTATACAGTAAAACCTGATATTTATTATAGTACATATTGTGATAATTATTTTAATTATAATAAAATTGATTCTAATATAGAGTTTAAATATTCTAATTTAAAAGATAATATTTTAAATAAAAATATTGTATTAATTACATCTAAAATATATGTATCAAACACTTCATATACATATTCAAATATAAGAAGTGTATATACACCTAAAGAAAGATTTAATCAAACATTATTAACTATACAAAGCATCAAAAAAAAAATCCCAAATACATTTATTTTATTATTTGATAACTCAATATTTTGCGAAGAAGAAAAAGTAATTTTAAATTCTAATGTTGATTTATTTTTAAATATACTTGATAATCCAATATTAAACTATTATACAAATTTATGTCAACATAAATTTATGGCAGATGCTATTCAACAAATTTATGCTTATTTATATTTTATTAAATATTTGGATATATCAAAAATAAAATATTTTTTTAAAATTTCAGGTAGATACGAATTAAATGATACATTTAAATATGAATTATATGATAATAATAATAATATCTTTAAAAAAAAAAGTGATGTTGTAGACAGAGATTATTATTATACTTCTTTTTTTAAAATTAATAGTAATTATTTAATAGAATACTTTGATAAATTGATTAATTTATATTATACAAATATTGAATATATAAATTTAGATTTAGAAGTAATATACCAAAAACTTTATTATAGTAATATGACTTTAATAAATAATTTAGGATTAACTGAAAGGATATCTGTTTGGAACGAAATAAATAATATTTAATTACATTAAACTAATAATATTTTATTATAAAATATTATTATGTCATATGAAATAAATTTAGATAATTTTAACTGGTTGGAATATATTGAATTAAATGAAGATTTAAAACATTTAAATTCCGAATCACATGCTAAATATCATTATGAAACACAAGGTTATTTTGAAAATCGTAAATATTGTTACAAAAATATTCCATTTGATTTTAATTGGAAAGAATATATTGAATTAAATGAAGATTTAAAACATTTAAATTCCGAATCACATGCTAAATATCATTATGAAACACAAGGATATTCTGAAAATCGTAAATATTGTTACAAAAGAATTCCGCCTGATTTTAATTGGAAAGAATATATTGAATTAAATGAAGATTTAAAACATTTAAATTCTGAATCTGAAGCTAAATATCATTATGCTATTCAAGGATATTCTGAAAATCGTAAATATTGTTACAAAAGAATTCCGCCTGATTTTAATTGGAAAGAATATATTGAATTAAATGAAGATTTAAAACATTTAAATTCCGAATCACATGCTAAATATCATTATGCTATTCAAGGATATTCTGAAAATCGTAAATATTGTTACAAAAATATTCCCTTTGATTTTAATTGGAAAGAATATATTGAATTAAATGAAGATTTAAAACATTTAAATTCTGAATCTGAAGCTAAATTACATTATGCTATTCAAGGATATTCTGAAAATCGTAAATATTGTTACAAAAATATTCCCTTTGATTTTAATTGGCAAGAATATATTTTAATACATAAAGATTTAAACCATTTAAATTCTGAATCTGAAGCTAAATATCATTATGCTGTTCAAGGTTATTTGGAAGAACGTGAATATTCTTTTATAAATTTAACAAATGAAAATAAAAATATAATAAATATGCCTTATATTAATATCAAATTAGATAAAACAATAACAGATGTAGATTATAAATATAATATTAATTCATGTATGAGTGAAACAGAATTATTAAAAACAAAATTATTTTATAAAAATAATGTGAATTTTTTAAAACATAAAATTGATCAAAGTTCAGTAAATTTTATTAATAATTTTATTTTAGTTGTTGACTTTTTTAATGGTGGTGGAGGAACTACATATTTTTTAAATCAAATAGTATCAAAATATAAATATCATCAAACTTTTATAATCGCAAGAAGTTATAAAGAAAATGAAATTCAGCTAAATATAAATGAAGAATATGATATAACAAATACTTATAATGTAGAACAATTTAATGAATTTTTAATTACTTATCAAAAAAATATACTTAAGGTATTTGTTAATCATACTCATTTGTATACACAACCATTATTAGATTGTATTTTTGATTTAAAAAAATATGATAAACAAATTATTGGAATTACACATGATTATTCATTATTGTTTGAAAAATGTCAACCATATTATTACGAAATTTTTAATAATTCAGGAACAGAATTAACCCCCAGCTATATAGATTGTAATAATTATGATTTAATAATAACACAAAATAAAATAAATTTATTGGTATTAAACAAATATTTTAAAAAAAAAATAGATGTGGTACCTTTACCTGATTTTACAAAATCAAAATCTAAAATAACTACATATAATACTAATATTGTTGTAGGAATTATAGGTAATATAATAGATATTAAAGGTCGTCGTGTATTAGAAAAAATAATTAATAATTATAAAATTACACATCAAGATAAGATTAAATTTGTTGTATTTGGACATACAAATATTAATTCATTTGAAAATTATTATTACTACAATAGTATAGAAGAATTAAATAATTTATTAATAACTCATTCGCCAAACATGTTATTAGAATTGTCTATTTGGCCTGAAACTTATTCATATACTTTAACGATGTATATGTTAACTAATTTACCAATAATATATTTAAATAAAAGATTTAATTCAGTAATACACAACAGATTATTAAATTATACTAATGCATACGGTTTTAATACATTAAAAGAATTACATGAGATTATTTTTAGAGTTAAACAAGATTATTTTTATACAATAAATGATAATATATATTATAATGAATATTGGGATAATTTATTTATTACTAATAAATCAAAAGCAAATATAAAAATAAATGATAAATTTAAATATAATGTAAAACCATACATGATATATTTTCCACAATTTCATAAAATAAAAGAAAATGATATTAATTTTTATACTGGTTATACAGATATTCAAAATTTATTTTTATTAAATACCTCAAAAAAAATAACTCAAAAATTTATAGAATCACCGTCAACCCAAGAATTAAATATATCATCTGTTAAAAATTATGATCTTACAAATACAGATATAATTAAAAAACAAATAGAAATAATTTCACATTACAATATTAGCGGATTTGCTATGTATTATTATTGGTTTACAACAAATACAATAACTAATGAAAATATGATAATGAACAAAGTTATTGATAGTTTTTTCAATAACAATATAAGTTTAAATGGGAAAAAAATATTTTTTATATGGGCAAATGAAAATTGGAGCGATAATAAGGCATTTGGAGATTCTGAAGAAAATCAAATAGAAAATGTATATGATAAACAATCTTTTAAAAAAAATTCTTTACATTTAATGAAATATTTTAAACACAACAATTATTTAAAAATAAATAACAAGCCAGTATTTTTTATATACCATCCTTGGATTTTAACTGAGAATCAACTTAGCCTTTTTAAAAATATATTAAATGAAGAATGTAAAAAGAATAAGTTTAATGGCATTCATTTTGTGTTAAATAATATAAATAGTAAATATCCTAATGAAAAATCATTTTATATAAATTTTAATTATAAAAAATCAGATTGTAGATATTATGATGAAAATAAAAAACAAATATATTTAGATTATAAAAATTATTTAAATAATTCCTTACACTTTTCTAAAAATATACAGACTATTTGTTTTAATTTTGATAATCGTGCAAGGTTAACATTACCAAATAATTTAAACAATTCTACAATATGTATTGAAAATACAGAGGTTGATAAAATATTTTTTATGAATAAAATATTAAATTTATATAAAGAAAATGAAGATGAAGAAACTATTGATAACATTTTATTAATTAATGCATTTAATGAATGGGGAGAAAAAATGATTTTTGAACCAAGTAATGAGTATGAATATTACAATTTAAATTTATTAACTGATTATTTAAAAAATTAAATTTATTTGTTAATATATATGAGTATAAAAATTAATAAACAACATTTAAATACATTACAATCAGATTTAAAATATTTTGGTGATTGGGTAAATAATATTGATAAATTAAAAGAAAAATTTATCAATTCTGAACCATTTGAAAATGTTGTTATAGACAATTTTTTAGAAGAAAATTATATTGAAAAATTATATAATACATTTCCAAATTCTTATGATAATTGGTACAAATATGAAAATCCTATTGAAGTTAAATATGCATATGATAATATTAATGAGCTTGATGAACCATTGAAAAATTATTTTTATTATTTATCTTCAAAAAAAATTATAGATTTATTTAAAAAAATTACTGGAATAGAAGATTTAGAATATGATGAATATTTACATGGTGCAGGATTGCATTGCCATCCAAGATATGGAAGACTTAATATACATTTAGATTATGAAAAACATCCTTATTCAGGAAAAGAGAGAAGAATAAATGTTATTTTATTTTTATCGAAGGATTGGAAAGAAGAATGGAATGGTAGTAATGAATTATGGAATGAAGATGTTAGTAAATGTATAAAACGCACAGATGTAAAGTTTAATAGAGCAATTATATTTAAAACAAACGATATTTCATGGCATGGAATATCACAAAAAATTATGTGTCCAAATAATATATTTCGTAAAAGTTTAGCTTATTATTATATTTCTCCATTAAATTCAATAAAATCACAAAGTAATTATCGTAAAAAAGCTAAATTTACAAAAACAAAATATGAAAAAATTGATAAAAATATGTTAGAATTATATAATATTAGATCAGAAAGACTTATTACAAATGAAGATTTAAAATTATATTTTCCAAATTGGACAATTACGGATTAATTATTGAATTTAATTCGTCTATACTAATTTCATGTATTTTATTTTTTAAATAAAAGTTAGGATAAGTATACATACATCTATCATCAAATACATAACACTTTTTAACATTCATTAAAGTATATTTATTTAATAATCCTGGAACTACTCCTGAATTAATAGCTATTATAACTTTTACTTTTGTGGATATTGCAGCTATATTTTTAATGGTTAAATTATCGTCCATTGTACATAAAATATTCTCATTTACTTTTGTTGTTGTTGCTACATTAAAAATTAAATTTATTTTTTGTATATAATTATCCCATTCAGCTTTATCATAATTATATTGTCCAGACATAGGTTGAGAATTAAGAATTAGTATTTGAATAGATTTATATTTAGGATCTAATTTTTTATACCTATCTAATAAATCTTTATCTTTATAATAAAATCTTTTAATTTTTATAGGCATATGTAATTTATTGTTTAAAAAATAATTAAAAAAGTTAATATAAAAATTATTATAAAATACACGACCATTTTGTCTTATTTTCATAATTTTTTCGCGCACTTTCGTAAAAGTATAATATAATTGTGGCGATTCTATCCAAAGTTGAATAGAATTTGATGGTTTGTTTTCAATCGAATTAATTATTATATTTTTACTACTATTAAATTCTTGTAATTGTTCAATATAAAATGGATTACAAAAATAATTGATAAGTATATTTTGTTTTTTAATATATTTTTTTATGTTGTAAAATAATATAAAATTAAATACATTATCACCTAAATGATATTCATTATGAATATTAATCACAGTATGGTTCATATATTTAATGTAATATTTTAGTTATTGATTTTTTATTTTATTAATAATTAATGTAGAACTTTTATTTTCTATGTAATTAAAAAATAATAATTTATTACAATATTCTGAACCGATTACATTTGTATTATTATAGTCTGATCCCTTTATTAAAATATTTGGTTGTATTAATTTTATTATATTTAAAGGAGTATCTTCATTAAAAATTATTATATAATCTATAAAATCAAAGAGAGATAATATATGTTTTCTCTCTTCTATTATATTTATAGGTCTTTCATTTCCTTTCAATCTTTTAATTGATTCATCTGAATTTAAACCAACAATTAATATATCTCCTTGTTTTTTTGCAAATTGTAATAATTTAATATGTGCTGAATGTAATATATCAAAACATCCATTAGTAAAAACTATATTTTTTAATTTTGATATATTTTTTATTTTTTCAATTTCATAATCATAAATAATTTTGTCTTCTTTTATACATAAACAATAATCTACTATTTCTTTGTTAATACAATAATTTCCTATTGTTTCAACACTTTTTCCTGCTATATAATTTGCTATTTTACAAGCTAAATACATATCTTTTTTTAATAAATATATATAAACTATTACAGATAATACAATATCACCTGCACCAGTAACATCTACTACATTTATTTTTTCATTATGTTTCACAATATTACAATTATCATTAACTACAATACCATTTTCTCCACATGTAAGAATAATGTTTTCACATTTAATATTTTCTTTAATAAATGTTATTATCTCTGATATATTTGTTTTATTACTTATTTCTTGACCTTCTTTTAAATTAGGTTTAAAACAAAAACAATTTTCATATTTCAAATAATTATTAATTTTGGGGTCAATAAAAGTATAAATATTGTTTTCATTAGAATATTTTATTATATTTTTTATTAATTGTGATTGAATCACCCCTTTATTATAATCTGATACAACTATTGCATGAATTTCTTTATTTTTTATATATTCTAATATTTTATAAGATAATTCGTCATCTATTTCATGTTTATCTTCAATATCATATCTTACTTGTATTTTATTGTTATGAAATATTCTATTTTTTTGTGTTGTTTTTCTTGTATTATCTATAAATAAATTATGTTTTATTTTTTTGTTATCTAATATATTTTTTATTTTTTGACCATATATATCATTACCAATAACAGATATTAGTTCTATATTTACATCTAAATTATGTAAATTTTGTGCTACATTTGCAGCACCTCCTAATATATACTCTTCTTTATAAATATCATGAATAGGTATATCCGCTTCAGGTGCAGTTCTTTCTATTTTTGAAAAATAATTAATATCTATCATTACATCCCCGAGTACTATTACATTCATTATACAATAAAGCACTAAAATAAAATATTTTAATCACCTTTCCACATCCTAAAACTATCTTCATCATAATGTTTTGTAGAAACTTCAAATACTTCACTATCTTCTAATGCTATTAATTGATGTGGTTCACCTCGTTCATTTGTAATTGTATCTCCTAAAACTAAATATTCTGTATGTGTAATTCCTTTATCAGTTTCAACCCAAATTAATATAAATTTACCTTTAGATACATACCATGTTTCTTTTTTTTGTAAATGATAATGCATAGAAAATTTTTTTCCTTTTTCAAAACATAACAATTTTCCACAATATTCATCATTATTTACAAAAATAATTTCTTGTCCCCATCCTTTTTTTACTATTTCAACAGGTGTCTTTTTAGTTTTTACAAGAGTATTGTCATTACTTTGAGAAGTCGGTAATGGTACTGGTAGTAATGTGTCGACATTAAATGACTTATCATCAATGTATACATCATAACACGGTTTATCCATTTTTAATACATCATATTTTATATTCCAATCTTGTAATTGGCGTGTAGTTAATTGTGTATGATCGGTGTTTGATGCTTTTCCTCGCGCTGTCCAAATTGTAATACTGTGTCCTAACTCTTTTAAAGAATTTACATAATCTATTCTCTCTTGTATGGGTATAGAATTTGCATAATCATTTCCTACTGTATAACAAAGAGTGTTATCTAAATCAAAATAATAGTTAATTGACATTTTATATTTTAAATATTCAATTCTTTAAATATATTTTATTTTAAAATTGAAATTAATTTTTATTTTTATTATATTTTATTAAACAGAACTATTACATTGACATAAATTAAATTAATTAAAATAATTTTAAAAATGATATTTTTTGTAACTACACGATTTACTGATGATACATGGCGAGAGAATTATAATTATCGTTTAAAATTAAGTGAAAATGATCAAAATAATGCAAATGAATGTATTTATGGATCTCCACAAGAAATGTCTCCAAAAATATTTGGAAACTCTATTGTCTTTGTAATTGAAATGAATAATACACAAAATAAAATAATTGGAATTGGTCTTATAAAAAATAAACCATTATTAAATAAATATTATAAAATATATAATGATTGTAATTATAATAGATATGTATACAAAAGTAGGTATCACATTGATAGAGAGAAATTAATCCAATATAATGAAAATTTAGTTAAATCATTAGATCATATTTTATTTAAAGAAAAAACGCATTTAAAAAGAGGTTGCGGATTCACAACAATACCAGAAAAATTAATAAAACATCCTATATGCAATAATTTAAATATAAAAAAAGAAATACAAAATATTTTTATTCGTGTTTTTAATAATTAAAAACAATATATATATTTAAAATAAATGACATCAATAGATACAAATATATCGAATTATTCTATTTCAGAATTAATGGCTATTGTAGGTATTACTGATGATCTAAATTATAAACAAGTTATGATAAACACAAATAAATTAATAAATAAGTTTAAATTAACTGACCCTACTTTATCTGTTTTTTTTAAAAGTGTTCAAAGTCAACTTTTACAATATTTACAAGGTTTAAATGATAACAAAAATGATAAAAATAAAGGCAAAATTATAGTTGAATCATTTAGTAATAATAATACATCTAATACTGCAATTTATCCTGCGGGTGAAAAACAAGTTGAAGATTGGTTTAAGAATGAATATTTAACTCAAAAAGATACAGTACAAACAAATAAAATAACTGATAGAAAACAGAAAGTTAGTTTTTTTGGTAACCAACATGTACCTATAAATAGAGAAGAATTAGGTATTTCAGATACTTATCAAGTTCCTGTAAAACAAGATTCTTTAAATCCAAACTTAAAAAATACTATTACAAGATTTGTTAACTTAGATAGTCAATTTAGACAATCTACAGGTGGCCTTGAATCTACTTCAACTGATTATACTTTAGATTTATCTGATTTATTAAAAGATGTTCTTAATTTGCGTGTTTATTCTTATCAAATTCCATATAATTGGTATGCAATTGATTCCGATTATGGCAATACTTGTTTTTGGATAACTATTTCAGATTTAAGTATTCCAATTTATATGTCTGAAGGAAATTATACACCTTCACAATTTCAGACGGAATTAAATACAGCTTTTTTAACTGCAGGATTTACATTTGATGCCACATCATATATTTCTGCAAATTCTCCTGTTGTTTATAATACATATAGTGGAATAATAACAATGTATTTATATGGCGGTGTATATACAGATTCTTCAACTGACCAAACATATACAATAGACGATACAACTATTATAACTTTTTTTGATTTTTCAGGTATCCTTCAATGTAACAATAATTGTTTAAGTAAATCTAGTCATTATTTAAATAATACATTAGGATGGTTAATGGGTTATCGTATGCCATATGTAAATGTTGAATATACAGGCAATAAAGCGACTGCTATTTTAGATGTTAATGGTCCCAAATATTTAATTCTTGTTCTAGATGATTATAACCAAAATCGTGTAAATAATAGTCTTGTTTCTATAACACAATTATCAAATACTTTAAAAATGCCCACTTATTATTCACAAGATTTACCTTATGTTTGTGTTACACCTTCTCAGCAAGGAAATAATTTATCACAATTAATATCAGAAAATACTGAACAAGCAAATGGATTACTTATTTCTTCAAAATATGAATCTGATTATACAAGTACACAATTTGTCCTTCCTAGTGCACCGAGAACATTAACACAATCTCAACTTTATACAATTAACCAAATCAATAAAAATAATAATAATAATACAAATTATTTATCGAAAGCCCCAACCAGTTCAGATATTTTAGCCATTATTCCCATTAAACCATCAGGTTATTCTACAGGATCTGTATTATATGAATATAGCGGTTCATTACAAGATAATGTTAGAACTTATTTTGGTCCTGTAAATATTGATAGAATGTGCGTAAAATTATTAGATGATAAAGGAAATATATTAAATTTACATGGTACAGATTGGTGTGTTACTTTAATTTGTGAGTGTCTTTATCAATATTAAAATATACATTATATATAATTACAATATGGAAATTATAAATAATATAATAAATATTTTAGGACAATATGCACCTATAATATTAATATTAATATCTATTTTTTTATTAAAAAATACAACCAATTTATTATTTTATTATATAATTGGTATTTTTATAAATACTTTATTAAATATAATTTTAAAAATTATTATTCAACAGCCAAGACCTAATGATGATTCTAAAATGGTCGATATTGCTTTAAAAAATGGAAAAAGATTTATTTTTAAAAATAATATTATTCCTTTTAATATTTTTGGAATGCCTTCAGGTCACTCACAATCTTCTTTTTTTTCAACAACCTTTATATTTCTCTCTTTAAAAAATATTAGGATTGTTTTTTTATATTTATTTTTGTCTTTTATAACTATATATCAAAGAGTTAAATATAATTATCATACAATTTTTCAGGTAATTGTTGGGGCTATAGTAGGTATTATTTTTGCATATATCATGTTTTATTTTTCTCAACAAAATATTAAAAGTATTTTAAAAGAAAAAGAGGATGATAATGCACCAATATAAATATTGTATTGTATAAAATTATAATATAAAATTATAATTATTGTTGTTTATTTTATGTTTTAATATATTATATGAAATTGTTTTTTTCAGAAGAAATATATGGAATAAAATGGGGTTATTTTGATTATATTGAAGATGATTTTATCATATTATTTTGTATTGTCAGTGTTAATCCTTTATCTGATGATCAAATAGATCAAGCTATAAAAGAATATAGTAATTTAAGTTATTCTGAAAAATATCAATATAGTAGTTATGTATATAAAAAATTTAATATAAGTTTGAATAATATAGATGTAGGGAAATATAATGATTTTATGTGGATAAAAGAAAACATTTAATATTTTGTATATTTATAATGTCTAAAAAATGCAATAAATATAAAAGCTTTTACCCCGATTTAACACCTGTTGTATATAGTTTTTCAACATATTCATCTTCAAGAAATACTTATACAGTTGTTAATGTTATAGGTAAAAATTTTTTACCTGATGGAACCACTGCTATACAATTTGGAAGTTACACTAATATACCTATTATCTATTATAGTTCATTTAATATATCTTTTGTTGTCCCCACACCACCATCTGCAAATACTTATCCTGAAACATATACCGTTTATGTAACATTAAATACTAATAGTAATTTTAGTCCTTTTTTACTATATTCTAATCCTGTAACATATACAATTACTTCATAGTATTTTTTATATAATATAATTTTTGTATATTATATAATTGTATTTATATAATATAAATGGGCGCTGGAATTTTACCTGCAACTATTCATAATGGAAAACTTTACTTTTTGTTTGGAAAAGAAAATAAATATGAAGATTCGGCACCTGGTTATTCTGATTTTGGAGGAGGAAAAGATAATTCTGAAACATATTTAGAAACTGCTATTCGTGAAGGTGCTGAAGAATTAACTGGATTTTTAGGTAATTATGCAGATATTAAAAAACTTTTAAAAAAATATGGAACATATAATATTGATTATAATACAAATAATAACTATCGTATGCATATTTTTCCTATATTATATGACCCTATGTTGCCTATTTATTATAATAATAATCAAAAATTTATACATGAAAAATTAGATCCTTCAATTATTAAAAGCACAAAAATATTTGAAAAAGCAGAAATTAAATGGATATGTGTAGATGACATTATAAAATTGCGTTCTAAATTTAGGTCTTATTTTCAAAATATTGTTGATATGATTTATACTAATAAAAATAATATTAAGCAATTTGTAGAAAAAAGTTTGAAAACAAATAGTAAAAATAAAACGAACAATAAAAAAACAAATAAAAATAAAACTATTAAAAGAACAAATAACTAAAATATTTATAAATAAAAAATATAATATATATAAATATTATATAGATAAATGAGTAATAGAGTAAATAAAACCAAAGAATATATTAAAATACAAGAATTATATGATGATATTCGTACTTATGGTGATAATATAGGTTTCGCTTTAGAACCAGGACAAATATATGAACCACCTAGTGTTAAAAAGTTATTAAATGATTATTTAACTGGCATTAAAAATCAGATTACACAACAAATAGTTGAAACTCCTAAAGTTAATTATATGTTAGGAATGTTAACTAACTTACTTGAAAATGTGAAATCTATAACTAAAACATGTCTTAAACAAGGTTTACAAAATATTCCTAAATCGATAGGTTATATAAAAAATGGTGTTATATATATTAAAGAAATTATTGAAACTGAAGTTGAAGAATATGCTACTAGTTACCAAAGTGCATGTGAACAAAAAATGTACGAGTCATCTCAATTATTTAGAGACATAACTAATCTCAATAATACATTATCTAGTATTGATCAAGACATCGAAACATTACTAAACATAATTAATGATGCTATTATAGATGATACTGAACCTTTAAACATGAAACAAATTTTGTCAGTGGATGATGATGATGTAAGCAGCATATTTTATTTTGCTTTTAATGGACAATTCCATGATGAAGTAATAGCAACAATACATCAAATGTATCATAAATACAAATCACTTTATGGAACGAGTAATCAAGAACGCACTCACATCTTTCCTAATACTGTGTCACAATATACTATAATTAAAAACATAATTAGTATATTTTATACAAAAAAAGAAGATTTTACTGATGTAACTAATTATTCTGATGTAAATTTTAAGGATGTATATTCATCCACTGTCGATTCTCTTTCAGAAGATGATCCGATATATAAAGCATATTATGCGTTACTCCAATATAGTAATCAGGAAAAACAACAAGAACTCGATCGTAATAAAGGCAAAGTACCGGGCCAATCTATGATGTTTGAAGGACCCGATGATGAAGATGATCCCGAATATGAACCTAGTGATGATTTTGATACAACTATTTCTAAATCCACTATGAAACCCAAATCTAGTTATAAAAGTTCTTCTTTAAGACCAATTAGAAAATTTAAAACATACTCATTAAGTACACCACCAGCTATTAATACACAAACTTATACGCCCGAACAAATACAAAACATTAAAGATACAAATCCAGAATTATATGATAGATTAACACATCCTAACAAATATCCTGCTGGAGGAAAATTAAAAAAAACTAAAAAAACTAAAAAATCAAAAAAAACAAAAAAAATAAGAAAAAATAAGAAAAATAAGAAATCTAAAAAGCGTCAACACAAATTATAATTATAATACTTTGACGCTTCTTCCATTTCAATATGTACAGCTGGTAAACTAGACCATTCTGAATACGCTTTTGATTTTGATGTAGGTCTTTCTAATTTTAATAATTCTTGTAATGCTTTCATTCTTCTCTCTAATGGAAACATTTTGATAGATATTTTTCGGGACAATTGTTTCCATCTCCATTCAAATTGTAGCGCCGATTTCCAATCAGGAAATCCTGATACATAACATGCACGCGTCCATACTTCACCCTGTTCAACCTTTATACTTGTGGCATGTGCACCCCCTTTGATTTCTTTATTATGTTGTCTAAGTCTTCTATCTAAATCAATTGTAGCACCCACATAAGTTGAATTATTTGAACATACTAATAAATAAACATAAAACATATGTTTATTTATTTTAATATTTATAATTTTATATTTTTATTTATAATTTTTATTATTTTATATTTTTATTTATAATTTTTATTATTTTATATTTTTATTATTTTATATTTTTATTTATTTTAATATTTATAATTTTATATTTTTATTTATTTTAATATTTATAATTTTATATTTTTATTTATAATTTTATATTTTTATTTATAATTTTTATTATTTTTATTATTTTTTGATTTTTTTGATTTTTTTTTATTTTTATTTTTATTTGTAAAATTTATATTTTGTTTTTTATTTTTATTTTTTGTATATTTTTTAATATTTTTTTTATTTTTTTTAATGCTTTTATTTTTGCCTCCAAAAGATAATGAATTTGAAAAAGGAAATTTTACAGATTGTTGGGTTGACCATTCACATATTGGGATATTTATTTGTGACGATGATTTTTTAGAACTACTTGATGATGACCTATCTATTTGTGTGTTTTGTGTTGGCGCATGCTGATTTGCAACTATAAATGGATCTAATTTAGATATATATCCTCCTAATGCTAAATTATTAATTTCATTTTTATCACCATTTAACAAAATAACAATTGCCCTTGAAGCAGATGGTCTATCATTGGCTGCAAATAAACGAAGTGCATCATACGAATCATTCCATTGAATAATATTATCACTTGTATAATGTATTTTAGTATATCCACCATATTTACATACTGCATTAATTTCTTGAAATATATCTCCAGCACCTTTAGTTAATACTGTAAAAATACATACTAACAATTGTTGATATTGGTTAAGTGTATCATTATTTGTCCAATCGGGAGGAGTTATTAGTCGTGTTAAATAATTTTTAAATTGTTCTAATAAATATATTATATTTGACAACACATTTTTACCATTATTGTTATTAAGAGGATCCGTTAAGTTGTAATTATTAGATATGAGGTATTCACCCAATTTATTATTTGGCACAAGTAAAACATCACAAGGTGTTGTATAATTTGTTTCAATAAATTGTAAAATACTAATAAGACTATTCGCTAATGCATTTTTTGCTTCTAAATTTTTTATTTTACTGTCTTTTATTTTTATATTATCTGCTGATACTGATATTGCAGGATATAACGTATTTAAAGGTTTATATGTTATAATATATTCTGCACTACCATTTGGCGTATCTATAATATTTGCGGGATTATCAACATTTATATTTAACTGACCTTCATAATAAGAATTACCAGTATCATTTTGTACCCTAAAATGCATATCACCTAGTTCTATATCATGTACACCATAAGACCCTAATGATCCCAAAGTACATTGTAACATTCCATCAATGATTGATGTAGAAGGACAAAATACTAAGTTCTCTCGTACTGATTGTGGTAATATTGCTGCATTATCTATTATATATTTTAAATATGTCGGGCCTTTATTACAATAATATTGACCATATCCGTTGTCATTATCATCGTTTATAACAAAGTTTGAAAATTTGTCTTCTACATACTTTTTTATATTAGTTAATAATACAGTGTCTAAATTTTTTTTACCTTTTATATTAATACCATTGTATACTATATTTGAATAATAACTTAATATTTCAAGTTCCGTTTCATATAATTCTGAACCAGTATCACTTTCATTTATTGGAGGAACCATACCATTTACATTTGTTTGTATATTTATGTCTAATCCTACATAAGATATTAATTTTAAATACTCGTCTCTAATTGGTTCGTTTTGTCCAAGACCTTGATCAGATGCTTGTTTAGCGGCTTCTTTAGCAGCTTGTCTTTCTTTTTTTTCTTTTTCTAATTGTTCTTTTAATTTTTCTCGTAATTCTTGTTGTTCTTCTTTTTGTTTAGTATCTTCATAATCTTTAATCGCTTTATTATAAGGACTAAGTAACTCATCCATATATTTATCATAATTTGTATCAAATCTTGCTATAACTTTTTGATCATTTTTATATTTAAACGGAAGAGATTCAATTAAATTATTAGCAAATTTAGCTTTTGTTTTCTCATTATTAATTATTTTGTTTGATATTTTATCATTTATATCAATATTAGTTTCATAGTATTCATTTATTTTATCAAATATTTGTTTTATTAATGCATCTTTTAAACTATTATATGTGTCTTTAGCGTATAGTGTATATTTACTATCATTATCTATTAATACATTTGGCGATTCACTTTTATATGTACCATTTAATATTGCATCTATATTTTTTTTTTCTTCACTATTATATGCTATATTTGATATATTTGTAACAAGTGGTTTTAATACATCATAAGAACCATCAGAAATAGCACCCCCAATTTGTGTATCATCAAAAAAATTAGATGTATCTTGTTTTGAATTATTTATAAATGATTTAGCTATACAATAATCTATAATATTCATTGATTTAACTTCATCGCCTGTTTTATTAATTTTTTGTTTAAATTTTTGACTAAGTTCAACATTAAAATCTAAAAAATCGGTTAAATAATAAAACATATTGGTATTATCATATTTTAACGGGTTAGATGTTCCTTTTCTATTTTTATAAATACCAAATAAGTATTTTATAAATAAAAGTTGAAGGTTAATATATGTATCATCATAAATTAAATCTAATTTATTAATATCTTCAATATTTTCTGTATCTTCAGTATTTTCTGTGTATTCTGTATCATCAAAATATCCATTTATCTCTGGTACAAAAATTTTAGAGGCTATAATAGATATTTCAGACATTACAATTTGATCTTCTGTGTTAGGTGAATCATTTTTTATATCGCTATTATCAGATATTTTAGATTCTGTATCATTAACAGGTTCTTCATTTATATTACTAATATCACTATTATCAAATATTTCAATTTCTTTATCAGATGGTTTTTCATCATTAACTGGTTCAATGTCACTACTAATATTTATTTCACCTTCTTTGTCGCTATCTTCTGATCGATGTGTATTATAATATAATTTATTTACAGCAAAATTAAATAAGTTAAATACACAATTTTGTTCAATAGATTCTATAAATTTATCATGTATTGATTGGTTAAACTCCATATTTGTAGATGTAGATGATTCTGACATTTTAACTGTGTTTATTTCTTCATCTAGGTTTTCTTCATCTAGGTTTTCTTCATTTGTGTATGACAAAAAATTATTATATTGGGTACCTTCTATATTTTTAGATAGCCAAGGAAAATTTGGTCTTGGTGTCCATAATTGTTGTTCTCTTGGTGTTATTGGTGATGATTCTGTTGATGTAAAACCTTCTTCTTGTGTGTTTGGTTCAACATCATCAATTTTTCGTTTGATTTGTACTGGTTTTCTAGGTAGTGGTTGTGGTGTACTAGGGAATTGTGGATTTCTACTATATGTTATTACAGATTTTCGTGTCATCCCACCAATTTGTGGATCTTCATCATCATCTTCATCATCGTCTTCTATGTCACCAGGCATTGAAAAAGATTTTGGATTTAAAGTAAAGCTGCTACCAAAAATAAATTCTTGAACAATTTTTATATTTTGTATCCATCTTGTAGGTGATGCATAATAACCAAAATCATGTAATATATCATGTATTATATTTAATGCATAAAAATCATAAGTATTACCTTTTAGAGATATAACTTTAACGCTTGATTTATCAAATGCTTTTACAGTATTAGATGAAATCATGTTATATTATATTAATAAAATATATTTTTTACTATATACGATTTACCACAATAATTTATCGGCTAACCATCCATTTGACCATTTTATATGTCTATCTTTATTATGTCTAATTTTATATAATCTTCTGCGCGTCTTAGCATATTTTAATCCATTTTTTTGTATATATGTAGGATAATCATTCATTCCATTTGCTCCTATACTAGCTATTTTTTGATTATTTTTGTATACATCTATTTTTTTAGTTTTATTAGTTGATAATTTTATTTTTACACCTAATTGTTTTGCTTTATTATAAGTATATTTTTTTATTTTATACATATATTTATAAAATAAAAATATATTTATAAAAAATAATTAATTTTAATAAAACATTAAATATTATTTTCTGAAATCATACAAAATAAATTAATATATTTTATATGATTATTTTAATATTATTTTAATTATGTTTATTGAAAGAGTAAAAAAATAAAAATAAAGCAATTGCTGCACCAATAAATTCATTAATTAATACATATGTATTTTTTTCTTGAATAAATTTATTCATTAGAATAAATCCACCAATAGAATAAATTAATAAAAAATATTTTTTTATTTCAACTTTTTGTTTATATAAACTTATTACTAATAAATATATAAAAGAAAGTGTTATTATAGTAATTCCTATATAATGTTTATTTAAATTTGTATAAATATACTCAAATAATGTCATATATAATATAAATATTATTATTCCATTAAATATTTAATTTCAGATTTATTTTTTTGTAAATCTTCAATTTCATCTTTCATTTGATTAAAATTAACATAAACTTCTTTTTTTATATCAGGATATAATTCAAGACATATATCTAATTTATCCATGTGTTTATTTACCTGTGTATGGGTTCTCTCTAAATGTTTATTAAATTTTATTTTAATGTCTTCTATTTTTTTTATATATTTATTATGTAATATTTTATAATTATTAAATATTTTTTTACTTTTATTCAAAAGTGTTTTACATCCTTTTTTTGTTTTGGTTCGTTTATTTGGCATTATACATTATAAAAATATTTTTATAAAATAATAAAATAAATAATATAAAAACATCATAACATAATATTATAATATGTTGTTATATATTTTATTATCATTTTTTGTAACTTGTTTTTCAAATAAACCAATAAATTTATGTGTTAATTGTAAACATTTTATAAATTCTAATCCAAATAATTTATCTTATGGGAAATGTAAATTATTTCCAAAAGTAGATGAATTAGCAGAATATAAAAAAAAACATGATTTTATTAATTATTTAGTTACAGGAAATCAAATTGTATATAAAGAACAACTTGATCATTATGCATGTTCTACTGCACGCGAATTTAAGGATATGTGTGGTGAAAATGGAAAATTATTTTGTTCAAAATAATAAATATTAATATATAATTTATTTATAAATTATTTGTTGTATTTTCTATGCAATACATTAATCTATTATATAAAGTTTCGTCACATATATTTTCTTTTATAAAATAAACTATATTATTTAGAGATTTATAATGATAATAGTTACTTATTCCTTCACTACAAATATGATATATATTTAATTCATTATTTGTTTGAATAATATTGAGTAAACTTTGTTGTCGTTTTTTTTCATTAATGTAATTTAAAGCTATTTTTAAGTTTGGTTGTTTATTTATAATCATATTATTTATTGAATCAACAAAGGATTGTAATAATTCTTCATTATTATTATTTAATACATGTGGTTCAATAATTAAATTATTCATATATATATTAATTAATTTATTTATATATTTTTTTTGTATAAAAAAATATATAATAATTATATATGGTACAATTAAATATAAATACACCTACAACAAACCCTCATACAAAATATAGATTGAGCGCTGTCGATGCAGCTGGTACTTCTTATAATGTAGATGTAAAACACTCACACAAAATTTTTGACCAAAGTACAACAATAATCCAGGAAATATTAAATAATATTAAAAATACATCTCAACTAGCATCGATTAACAACAATAAAACAAAAGTTTTTATAACTGCTGATAAAATAAGTATAATAAAATCAAAAACAAAGAGTTATACACAAGATGGTTTGCCTAAAACATGTACAGCAACAGCTTCTTCTAGTGGTAGTAATAACTCTAGTGGGCTAACAACTGCATTAGCCGCTGCAGATGATGCATGTTATAGTGCATTAACGGCAGCTATTGCTGGTAGTTCAGTCAACGATTCTGATACTCTTTCTTAAACCTCATTCTAAAATATATACATTTATATCATTTTTTTAAGTTCATCAATGCTATAAATAAATAACCAACATCCCGAATTAACACATTTTTCTTTGATAGACTGTGTTAATTTTCTAGGAATATTATAAGATATATCTGTATTTGTTCTCTCTAATAATTTTTCTAAACAAAATTTAGAATCTTCACCAATTTTATATTTATCATAAATATCATCTAATAAATCAATAAATCTATCTCTATTAACATTCGGTTTATTTGGTTTGCTATTTGATGAAAAATGAGATTTATATTTAATTTGCCAATTATTTGCAACTTTTTCAATTGTATCTTTTTTATTTTTGTTTACATCTCTAACATATAATTCAGGTATAGGATTACTTTTATTTAAAGATTTAAATAATTCGATTAATTCACCTTCAGTTGCGTTAATTCTTATGTTAACAATAATATAAGAATCATATAACCATTTTGCATCATTATTGCTACCAAATTCTAAAGGTGTAAGTAAATCAAGTGCTGCAGAATTATGTTCTTGAATTATTTTTAATGAAGTATACCGATGAATTCCATCAATTACATCAAATGATTGTTTTAAATTATTAAAGCTTAAATATAACATTGTATCAATAGGATTTTTGGAATTATAAATATATCTTGCAATATCATTACATCTTGTTAAATCTGCAGGTCTATTGTATTGCCAATTTGTAATTGGTGCAGAAAGTAAATCTTTTACTTGTATTTTTAATATTTTATGATTACTTGTATAATCGTGTAAAAATTGACAAGAATTAAAATATCCTATAAGCATAGGATTAATTATGTTTATAGGTAAAAATTCATTATTTTTATAAGGATTAAGTAAAATACTTAAATTATTTGTATCGTCTTTGTCTACGATAACAAGATTATGTTTTTGTTTAACAACTGTTTTTTTTAAATCCATTGTATAAAATAATTATAATAACATATGATGTTAAAATATAATTATAATCAATTTTTTTATTAACTAATATGGTGTAATTATATATTATTATACAATGTTATAAATTTGCTACTTTTTGCTACTTTTTGCTACTTTGTAGCTTATCATTTGAAAAACATAATAAACCAAATATAATTTACATGATTATATGTAATGTAAATATAATGTGCGACTTTTTACGACTTTTGGTAAACATTGGTAAACATTTTTGTGTGTTGCATAACAAAATAATAATACATCAAATATATTTTACATGGGTATAAGTAAGGTAAATATAATGTGCGACTTTTACGACTTTTGGTAAACATCGGTAAACATTTCAAAAAATAAAAAAATATATTTTTTGTTAAATTTTTTCAAAATAAAAAAAATTTATCATCACATTTTAAAAAAAAGTATTTTAGGTACCTTACCATAAAAATTTTTATGGTCACAACGAATCATTTTTTCGAAGACTTTTTTGGAATTTTCATTTTTGGACATTTTTTTTGTCCATTTTTGAAAAATGAAAAAAACTTTCGGAAAAAAATTTTCGTTATTTTTGATTGCTATATTTTTTATCAATAATTACTTCTTTTGCAATATTTTTTATAATTTTATTTTCTTTTTCCAAATCATTATCGCCTTTGCCACCCATTGCTTCAATAATTAATTTGTTATATTGATCAGATTTTTTAGAATTACTATAAACACAATCTGAATATTTCTCTCTAAACTCAGGTATTAACTTTGTATTTTTATGTGCAATAAATTTTATAGCTTTTCTTAGTTTATCTTTATCATCATTTTCTTTTTCCCATTTATCATCATCTTTGACATACATAATTTCCCGTTTTGAATCACTACAATGAACAGGTCTTTTATTAATTTCTAATGCATTTAGATTTTTTACAATAATATTTGAAATACCTTCAATAAATCCATGTTTTCCAACATTTTCTAAATCTGAAAGCTGTAATTTGAGAGAATCAACAAAATCCATAATATTCATTGCATCTTTACATTCTTCATTAAGAAACATATTTAAATTAAATGTTTTATTATGTGAATTGTTATGATTCCCATTTATATTATTATTATTATTAGTATTTTTACAAACATCTACAATCATATTTTTTAATTCACTATTTTCTTTCATTAAATATTTTACTAATTCTGAATTTTCATTATTATTAGTATTATTTGTGAAACATTTTTTTTTATGAACATATAAGCTTTGTTTACATGTGTATTCTTTTCCACATTCACATTCTATCGTGTTAGCGACTTTTTGCGACTTTTGCGACTTTTGGTAAACATTTGGTAAACAATTTACGACTTTTTGGTGTTTCAGTGTTAATAAATGTTTATTATAATCAGAACTTCTGCTTGTAGTATAGTCACAACAATTACATACAAATAATTTAGCGACTTTTTGCGACTTTTGGTAAACATCGGTAAACATTTTGTATAATTAAAATATTTTATTTTTAAATACTTTTTTCAAAAATAAAAAAAATTATCGTCACATTTTAAAAAAAAGTATTTTAGGTACCTTACCATAAAATTTTTTATGGTCACAACGAAACAAAATTTCGAAGACTTTTTTGGATTTTTCATTTTTGGACATTTTTTTTGTCCATTTTTGAAAAATGAAAAAAACTTTCGGAAAAAATATTTCGTTTTTATTATACTACTCAAAAAATATGGTGTTATAAATTATATTTTAGTTTTATATATATCGTATTAATTAAGATGTAGTTTATTAAATAAAATAAATAAATATTTTATAATATTTATTTATTTTTTATTTCTCTCTTTGGTTAATTTTCAAACCTATTTTTTAACAGATTTATTATTTTTTTTATTTGTTTGTTTGTCATTTGAAATAATATTTGGCTCAACAACAATTAAATTTAATGGCTTAATATTTTGATTAATTGTAGAATTATTATTTTTATTTTCTGATTTATTATTCATATTTAATTCAGAAGGTGTAATAGTATTTTCTAAAATATTTTCAGTATTTTCATTTGTTTGAGTAATAACATTTAAATCACACTCTTTATTTTTTGGATTAAATTTACATCCACGAATATGTGCTGCTAAACTAGCTTTATTTTTACCTGACCAAGTATTACATAAAGTACATTTAAAACCATTATCATTTTCAATATTTCCAAATTTAATTAAAATTTTTTTAAATTTAGGCAATTGTATTTCTTCTAATTTATCAGTTAGTTGTTTATTAACTAATTTAATTGTATCTAACATTTGAGATTTTTGTATACCAAAAAGCCTATAATCTTCTGCAATTTCATCAATATCTTCTTTACTAATTGTGTATTCATCTTCATTTGATTTAGATAAAGCGTTTAATTTTAAAGAAAGATTATCAATTATATCAACTGCTATTTTTATTTTTTCAATTTCGTAATTTGCATTAGGAATATAAACATGTATTAATCCATTAATAATATCAATTTGAAAGTTGTCTTTATAGGTAATTGGCGATTCTTGTGAAATAAATATTCCATGATGTTTTTGCAATTGAATATCACGTTCAAACTTTTTAACTTCTTCAGTAGGCGTAGAACGATTTTTATAATATTTATTTTCAAATAAAATACTTGGTTTAGTATGGTCTTTCCTATTTACTTTAAAATCACATGTTGCAGTGTCACTAGATACTTTAATTATTTCATCTGATGGCATAATGCTATGAAGCATATGTTGTAAATCAATTTCAGCAACATTTCCTTTAAATTGTGAATTATTTTTATATTTATTTAAAAAATCATTCATTTCATTCCTTAATGTTTCTTGAATACTTTGGTTTAATATAATGCTTTCTTTTATTTGTTGAATTCCTATATTTGTTCTCTCTTCACTTGAATTAATGGAACTAAAAATAGGTTGTTGTATTGCAGAAAACATTTTTGTTAATTGTGTATCAATTGTTTCTATAAAATTTTTAATTAAAGTATCATCTTTAATTGAATTACTTATTTTGTTTGTAATTTCAAGTAACTTAGTTGTATCTTGTGTAACAAAAGAAGAAAAGTTTCTGATGCATTGTTCTACTTGTGTATAATACATTTCTTGATTTTTTGGTATTATGTCATGAATCATTGTTGTAAGTTTTGAAATAAAATGTTCATTACTTTTTTCTATATTTGTATTAATTTTTTCATTGTTTAATAAAAAATTAGAAGACAAAATAATTTTTAAATCTTCAATATATTCTTTTTTAGAATCATATAGTTTTAAAAGTATATCTGATTTCATTAAAGAAATATTATTATCTATATTTGAAACAATAGAGAGAATTTGTGTGTTTATAGTATTATTAATTGTTTTTGTTAGATCATAAGAGAGATTTTTTAATATATCAATTAGAATACGGTTCATCGTTATTATATCTATATGTGTATTCTCTCTATAAAAATTTATAATAGTCTCATCTTTAATGGTTATATAATTTTCTTGATTATTGTTCATTTACATATAATAATATTTTGTCTTTAATATAATTTAAAGTAATTTTATTTTAATTTTAAATAAAAATTAAATCAGTTTTCAAACAATAAAAAAAACTAAAGTAATTATATTTCAAAATTGAAAAAAAACTAAATCAATTTTCAAACAATAAAAAAACTAAAGTAATTTTATTTTAAAATTAAAAAAAAACTAAATCAGTTTTCAAAAGATATAAAAA